ATGACAGAACGGCAGAAGCGCAGAGCGCGGGTGGTCAAGAAAGCAATTGAGGGCATCGAGGCGAAGCTGGGAACGCAGGCTATAAAGCCGACGTTGGCGGACCTGGTGCGATTGTTGCAGATCGAGAAGGAGCTGGACACAGACGAACCGCGCGAAGTCAGGGTGCGATGGATAGAATCGGACGAAGAGACAGCTTCTCCTACCACGACATAATGTATTTACCGCTTCCATCGCAAAAGGCCTTTCATGCCTGTAAGTCGCGATTCAAGGGTTTTTCCGGGCCCATTGCTTCCGGCAAAAGCCAGGCGCTTTGTTTCGAGGCGATCAGGCTTTCCTATAAGAATCAAGGAAGGCTGGGCCTGATCGGCGCGCCAACGTATCCGATGTTGCGCGATGCCACGCAGACGACCTTGTTTGCGCTTTTGGATAGTCAAGCTATTCCGTACGAATACAACAAGGCCGAGAACATGCTTACGATGAAACACACCGGATCGCGAATCATATTCCGGCCGGTGGACGACTTTGAACGGCTGCGCGGGACGAACCTGGCGTGGTTCGGACTCGACGAGCTGACTTACTCGCCGGAGGGCGCGTGGTTACGGCTGGAGGGCCGGCTGCGCGACCCACTAGCCGACGTACTTCGCGGCTTCGCGGTGTGGACGCCGAAAGGCTACGACTGGGTGTACCAGAAATTCATTGCGGACCCGGTCGCGGGATACAGCGCCATCATGGCGCAGCCGCACGAGAACCGGTACCTGCTGGATAAGGTGCCAGACTTTTATGAACGCCTGAAGAACAGCTACGACGAGACCTTCTATCAACAGGAAGTGTTGGGGCAGTATCTGAGCTTAGAGGGCGGACTTGTATATAGCGCCTTCAACCGTGGCGAGCATGTGAAAAGCCTGCGGGCCAACCCGAATCTCCCGTTGTTATGGGCTTTGGATTTCAATGTGGACCCCATGTCGTCGATCGTGGCGCAGATCGAGGGCCGGACAGTTCTCGTGTTGGACGAAATCGCCTTGCGGCATGCCAGCACACATGAAGCCTGCGAGGCGTTCGAGAAAAGCTTTCCGCACCACGGGAGCGGCCTGGTTATATACGGCGACGCATCGGGAAACAGCCAGCACAGCACGGGCGTTTCCGACTATCAGATCGTGCGGGAGTACTTCCGGACGAACTACGGCGCGCGAGTGACTTACAAGGTTCCCAAAGCGAACCCGAGTGTGCGCGAACGGATCATGCTGACTAATGCGAAGCTGCGCACAGCGAGCGGAGAAAAGCGGCTGCTGGTCGACGCCAAATGCAAAGAGTTGATCAAGGACTTCGAGCAGGTGTCGTACAAGGCGGACAGCAACGCAATAGACAAGGAAAAGGACCGCCGCCGGACCCATCTTTCGGACGCCCTGGGCTACCTGCTGTGGCAGGAATGCAGACCGCAGCCGGCGATCGGCGAACACCAGGAGCGGCTGATTTGAGGACCACATGGTGAACATCGATCGAGAGCATCCCGAGTATGCCGCGAAGAAGACGATGTGGAAGAAGTACAGGGATCTCTACGCCGGCGGCGAACAGATGCGGGAAAACGCCTTCGAGTATCTGATCAGGCGGCATAAGGAGCCCAACGACATTTATGCCGAGCGGCTGACCCGGGTATTCTACGAGAACTACATTGGCTCCATTATCGATTGGTACGCAGCGACGCTGATGCGGCGCGAAGCGGCGTTGGTATTCGATGGCAGCGACGATGCGGCGAAGGGCTTCTACAACCTATTCGCCGAGGATTGCGACTTAAAGGGCACCTCGATAGCGGAATTCTTCCGCCAGCGGATCGTGCAAACGCTGGTGCAGGGGCGGAGTTACATCGTGGTGGATTTCCCGCGGTCGCCTGTTTCAGTCAGTAACCGGGCGGAAGAGGACGCCGTGGGGCGCTCGCGGGCATATCTGGTGGATTACTCGCCGGATGAACTGATCAACTGGAGCTACGACGATCATGGCGGGCTGGACTGGGCCGTGATCCGAACGTCTTCGCTGCGCAAGTCCAAGGTCACCGAGAGCGAATGGGCTCGCGAAACCCGCTGGATTTACTACGACCGGCATAATTACCAGGTCTACCAGCAAGTGAAGAACAAAGAAGTGCTGTTGGTGGATGAAGGATTGCACGGACTGGCCGCGCAGAATCGGGTACCGATCTTTCCGTTGCGGGTGACCGAGGGGCTCTGGCTGATGAACAAGGCGGCCCTGCTGCAACTAGAGCATTTCAACAAGTCGAACGCGCTTTCCTGGGCGCTGACGATGGGCCTGTTTGCCTCTCCGGTAATTTACTCGGACCGCGAATGGAATCAAATCGTGGGCGACTCCTATTTTATCCAACTGGCTCCGGGAGACCGATTCGGCTGGACGGAGCCGGAAGGCAAGGTTTACCAAATCGCCGCCGATAATCTGGTGCAGCTCAAGGACGAGATTTACCGGGTGTGCTATCTGATCGCGCACGCGGGAGGATCGGATTCGTCCAGCCAGCACCAATCGGGGGCCAGCAAGCAGAGGGACTTCAGCATCACGCAGGAGGTGCTGCGGGCATACGGCGACGCGGTAAAGGAGACCATGAAGCAGGTCTTGCGAGCTATCGCGGCGGCGCGCCAGGACAACATTTCGATCGATGTTTCGGGCCTCGACGAGTTCGATATCGCCGATTTCAGCAATGAATTGGACGACGCGCGAAAGCTGCTTACTTTGGGGATTGAATCCGAGACGCTGAAGAAACAGGTGTTCAAGAAACTGGCGTTCAAGTTCTTGTCGGACGTGCGGCAGGAGATCAAGACCCAGATTGCACAGGAGATCGAGGCGCAGAGCTGAGGCCGCGTGGGTAGGGGGGCTTATGGAAGACACAGACGTACAAACGATCGTGAAGCAGGCAATTCAGGAGTTCCTGCAGGAACAGCAGGCCAAGAGCGAACCGGCCTACAAGACGGAACTGGTAGAGGAGCGCAAGCGCCGCGAGCAATTGGAGCGGCGGCTGAACGAGGTGGAGGAAGAAAACAAGCGCAGCCGGCAGGCGGCGGAACAGGCGGAGCGAGGCGCGGCCATCCGGGCGGAACTGCAACGCCTGGGGGTGGCCAAGGTGGACCTGGCGTACCGTGCGGTACACGATGGCGTATTCAGGACAGAAGACGGCCGCCTGTTGGCGCACGGCGACGAAGGCGAGGTGCCGCTCAAGGAATACTTGAGCAACTTCGTGAGCGAGAATCCGGAGTTTTTGCCGGCGCGGATATCGGGAGGCTCGGGGATTACGGCCGCGCACAAGGCGCCTCGAGAAAGCACGGACAGCGTGGACATAGAGAATATCCGGCCGGGAATGAGTTCCGAACAGATGGAACGGGTGCGGAAGGAAATCCTGCGCGTGGCTTCGCAGAACCTGCGCGGCATATAGGTACGACAGGCAGGAATGCCTGAATTTCAAAGACAGGCAAAGGCCTGCTCAACTTAGGAGAATGAATGGCGATAATTACATCAGCTAATGTGGCCAGCGCGATTGTGAAGCTGGTGGCGGCAGACGCGCTGCCCGCCTTGGTCGGGAACCTAGTGATGGGTAACCTGGTCAACCGCGATTACGAGCCCGTTTTGGCGCAGGCAGGGGATACGGTGAACATCCCGATTCCCCCGGTGCTGGTAGCCAACAACATAGCCGAAGGCGGAACGGTGCAAACGCAGAACCCCAATCTGGGGAATGCGCAGATTGTATTGAACACACACGCCGAAGCGACTTTTCAGATTCCGGATGTGACCAAAGTCCTGGCAGTTCCCGACTTACTACAGGTTTACATGCAGCCGGCGGTAGTAGCGATAGCCGAAAGCATCGAGACCAGCCTGTTGAGCCTGTTTGCCGGGTTTACGGCGAACACACCGGTGGGGACGCCGGGAACGCCGCTGGTGGAAGCGGTGATCGATCAGGCGGAGAGCGCGTTATTCACGGCGAAGGTGCCGCCCGCCGAGCCGAAGTATCTGGTGGTGGACGCCGCGACATATTCCGCATTGCGGCAGATCGAGCGGTTCAGCGAGTTCCAGACCGCCGGCGAAGCGGGACTGCGGGCGTTGATCGACGGAGCGGTGGGCAAGATCAAGGACTTCTTCGTGATGCGGTCGCAGTTCATCGCGTACACGGGCAGTTCGCCGATGACGACGCACAACATCGCCTTTACGAAGCCGTCGATCGGCCTGGTCATCCGCAGACTGCCCCAGCCGCTGTACGGCACCGGCGCGGTGGCGCACTACGCGGAGATGGGGAACTTCGGGATGCGCGTGGTGATGAGCTACCAGCCGAATACACTGGCCCAGCAGTTCACGGTGGACGTACTGTACGGCTGCGCTGTGATCCGCAACAACTTTGGCGTTCAGGTGAACGCATAGAGGATACACGCGGCGCAGATCGGGCAGACAGAGGCGCAAAAGAGGGCCGGGTACGCCCGGCCCCAAAAGAGACAACCATGGACCTACAAGTTTATTACAAGAAAATCAGGGCGATGGAGGAGAGTTTCAAAGATCCTTCGGTAGTGCTGGTGAGCCTGGAGACTCCGGACGGCGGACGGGAGGGAGTCCGCACCGAAGTTCCACGGCGAACGGCGGCTAGGATGATCGTGGATGGAAGCGCGCGGCTGGCGACAGCCGATGAGGCGCAAGATTTCCAGGAGCAGAAGGCGGAGGGGAAGCGGCAAGCGGATCAGCAGGCGGCAGCGTCGCGGATGCAATTCACCGTCATTACCCCTCACGAGTTGCGCAAGCTGAAGGGCGGCGCGCAGGCGGGCAAAGAGTAGGCGGCCGGGACAATGGCGTTATTCACCGACGGGATATCGACAATTCAGGATCTGACGAGCCAGGACTCGTCCGTGCTGGCCACTGCGCAGACGGAGAACATCGATCTGAGCACGAAACTGACGCTGGCACAGCAAGAGCTGGGGATCGAACTGACGACCCTGCTACAGCGCAGCAACACCTACGATTGGCAGTTCTGGCTGCAACCGGATCCTGAGGTGAACAATATCGTGGTGACGCCGCCGCTGCAGCTCTGGCACGTGTTCCAAACCCTGATGCTGGTCTATCAGGACGCCTACTTCGATCAACTGAACGACCGCTATAAAGGCAAGCGGGACCAATTCCAGCAACTGGCGAAGTGGGCCATGGATAAGCTGATTCAGACCGGGGTCGGCGTGGTGTCGAACCCGATTCCGCAGGCAGCCCCACCGCAACTGACTTCCATGCCCGGCGGTCAACCGGAAATGACGTATTGTGCTGGTGTGTCATGGTTGAACGCCGAGAACGAGGAAGGGCAGGCCAGTAATCCGAGCCTTCTGGACGTGGCGGCGGGGAACGTCCTAGTGGCGCAGCCGGTCAATCGGCCGGCCAACGCAACGGCTTGGAATGTTTATGTGGGGCTATCGCCGACGGTCATGGCGCTCCAGAATGCGGCACCGCTGCCGTTGGATCAAGTTTGGGTCCAGGCGGGGCCGGTATCGACGCTGGGAAAAGAGCCGGGCAGCGGACAGGCGCCGGATTATCTGCGCGCGCTACCGCGGGTCCTCCAGAGGGGTTAAAGAATGGCATGGGTAGGGAGCACGGTTACCGCGCAGGTGGTCACACTGCTTAACGCACCGCAGGGACTGAACGCCAACATATCCACCCTTGCTCAGGCGGAGAACGCAACTCTTCCGCCGCTGGGACAAGCTCAAATCCTGGCTCAGAACGTGTCTGTCGAGTTGGCGGAGCGCAGCATGGACGTGCAATACCCGGCAGTCAACGTGTACTGCGAAAAGATCGTGAACCAGCTCAAGGAGAAGTTCCGGAACTTCTCCGGAAAAGCCGTGATGTCGATCGAGGTTCGGGTTTCACAAGACCGGCTGGCAGGGATCGAGAGTCAACTGCAATCGTATGTCGACGCGGCGACTCAAGTGTTGGACCAGAATCGCGGCGACTGGGGTGAAGGTATGTACTACGCCGGATGCTATGAAGCTTCGCTAGGCCCCGTGAAGCACGGTGGCCAAAACTTCATCCAGATAGGCAGGATCTCTTTCGATGTGGGAGTGAGCGACTAAGGCTATGGCTTCGTACATTTCATCCAATGCCAACCGTTTCTACACGGGATTGGAGAGCAGTTACGGACAGACGCCCGCGATTACGGCGCAGAACCGGTTTCCGGCGGTGAAGCTGACGGCCACAAACCAGTTGGAAAAGGCCGACCGGCGGGACAAGACGGGAAGCCGGACGTTCGTAGGAATACCCGCGGGCCTGCGGCGCACTACCAGTTTCGACCTGACAACCTATATGACAAGTTGGGGCGGGCAAAGTACCGGTCCAGCGTACGGGCCCCTTTTTCAGGCCAGTATGGGTGCAGCTCCGGCTACATACGCGGGAGGAACGGCCGCAGCCGGTTCGAACGGGACATCGCTGGTCTTTGCAGCGCCGCACGGGCTGGTGGTAGGTCAGGGCATATCCTGCAACGGCGAGATCCGGTTTGTCACCACAATCGTGAGCCCGGTGGCGGTGCAGGTGAACGCTCCATTCTCCGGCGCCCCGTCTCCGGGAACCGAAATCGCGCCGACCATTTCGTATTTTCCGGCGACGGAATTGCCAAGCGTCAGCATTTTCGACTATTGGGATCCCAGCACTGCGCTGCAACGGATTCTCTGCGGGGCCGCAGTAGACCAGATGACCGTAAAAGTGAATGGCGATTTTCACCAGTTTGAGTTCAAGGGGATGGCGCAAGACCTGCTCGACAACTCCAGTTTCGCGGCAGGCATGGGGCAGATGAACGGCTTTCCGGCGGAGCCGGCCCTGGGCGCCTTCGCCTATTCCATCGTGCCCGGTAACATGGGCGAGGCCTGGCTGGGAGTCGCGCCCGCACAGTTCTACACCATCACGAGCGGGACGTTCCAATTAGACAACGGTTTGGATTTGAGGTCCAAGGAATTTGGCAGTAATCTGCCGCTAGCTATTGCGCCGGGGCCGCGGACCGTGACAGCGGCCTTTAGCCTATATGAAATGGACGATTCGGCGACGCAAGGGCTTTACCAAGCGGCGCGCCAGCAATCGCCGGTAAGCGTCATGTTTCAACTTGGGCAACAAAGCGGCCAGGTCGTGGGTGTTTACATGATGAGCGTGGTGCCGGTAGTGCCGGAGTTCGACGACAGCGATAACCGGCTGCAATGGAAGTTCCAGGGATCGAAGGCGCAGGGGACGGCGAACAACGAGATCGTGGTGGCGTTTGGGTAGCCTGAATGGTGGCTGGAATGGAATATGCGAGTTTTGAAACCATCGACTCCAATGTAGCGCCCGGGGTGAGTTTTAGCGTCGCCAAGATGTCGTTTGGACGCCGAGTGGAGCTGACGCGCCGCATTCGGGAGTTGGCGGCGCGGAAAGAGTTTGTAGATGCGGGCGACACTCCCAATGAAAAGATGGAAGCCGCTCTGCTGGCGTCGGAAATCGATCGGATCTATCTGCTTTGGGGCTTGAAGGAAGTCACTGGCTTGGAACTGGACGGCCTGCCGGCGACTCCCGAGTCATTGGCAGCCAGCGGACCTGAAGATCTGTTCCGCGAGGCTCTGGACGCCGTTAAGCAACAGTGCGGCCTCGCGGAAGCCGAAAGAAAAAACTGATTGTCGCCCTCCACTTTCAATTCTCCAACCAGGCCGGCTGGGAGTGCGCGACGTGCCGTAAGGCCGGCCTGGAGACGAAGCGCCGGTGCGGGTGGATCCCACGGGCGCTAGAGACGCCCGAGCGTGTGGTGTGGGCGCGGAACCATGCGGCGACGACGGTTTGTCCGAAATCGTATGTCACGGCGCAAAGTATGGCATGGCTCGAGGAGTATCTAGTGCGGCGAAAGTTAGGGCAAAGGGGAATCGATGGGTTGGGGGCGCGCGAGGTGGAAGCTTTTCTGATTTTGGAGCACGAGCTTGCAGAGGTGAACGCCGGAACTAACACGGGAAACCGGAACAGCGGTCTTGCGCCAAGGGGGAGAAATGCCTAGTACGTCACAACAAACGCTGCTCACCGCTTTCAATCAGGCGGCGGGCGGTCCTGCCGGCGGCCAATCGGCGACATCCCAGCAAGGCCTGATCGACGCTCTCGGACAAGCCGCCCAAGTCATCGATAGCCAGACGCAGGCAACCTCCGCTAACACCGATGCGCTGGCACAAAACAGTCAAGCGAAGAGTTCCAGCACAGGCGGGAGCGTATCGGATGTGCTCAATACGGCGAGCCAGTTCATGGGAGGCGGCCTGAGTCTCATGCCGCTGGTATCGCTGTTTTCCAGCCTGTTTGGCGGGGGACAGTCTCAACCTGCGCCATTAGTGCCCTTCTCGCTCCCACCTTCTTTGAACCTCGAGTCCACCACCAACAATCAAGACGTCGTCTGGGGTGAGAATGGCCTGCCGCGCTCGGCCGGAAGCAGCGGCTCGAACGCGGGTCAGCAGATCACCGTCCAGGTACAAGCCATGGACAGCCAGTCGTTTCTAGACCACAGCGACGATATCGCCCAAGCGGTCCGACAGGCGATGTTGAATATGAACTCCATCAATGATGTGGTGACGAGTCTCTGACGGTTATGTTTCCGATTCTAAAAACCGGAGCCGTAATGCAATATCCGGCGACAAAGACGCTGCAATTCAATACGGACGCGATCCGTTTTCTGGATGGCACCGAGCAACGTTTTCGGGACAATCCTTCGGTACTGCATCGCTGGACGATCCAACTCGCCTTGTTGGACGCATCCGAGCTTGCCGCGTTTGACCAGTTTTTCGAATCGAACCAGGGCAGGTTCGGCAGCTTTTCCTTCACCGATCCATGGGACGGCACGGTCTATCAGAACTGCAGCCTGGCCGCTGACACATTTGGCTTTCAGCTTAGCGGTGAGATGCAAGGCAAGACCAGCCTGATCGTCTGCGAAAACCTAACCTAAAATGCTCTACTTCCCGCAACTCTCATCAGGCGCAGCCGGCCAGTTTCCGATCACAAGGCAACGCTCGGCGCGAACAGTAGTGAATCAAAGCTGCCAAGGCTATCAGGTCAAGCTAGCCGATCCCGGCGCGGCGATTACCAGCTGGCACTTATCCTTCGAGGAAATGGACGACGGGGAACTGGCCGCCTTGGAAGCGCTGTTTCAGGCTGTAGCCGGACGCCTGACACCGTTCACGTTCCTGGATCCCGCCGATAACCTGCTGGCGTGGAGCGAGCAACAAACTCAGCCCGTTTGGCAGGCGGACCCGCTGCTGACAGTGACCGGCAACGTGGCCGACCCGACGGGAGGCACGGCCGCGTATCAGGTTAGCAATCCGACAGCCGCGACGTTGACGCTACAGCAATTGATCAACGCGCCTGCATCTTTGGATTACTGCCTCAGCCTTTATGCGCGCAGCGCGCAGAGCACGCGGGTCTGGCTGGTGCGCGGCACGGCAACCGAGGCACAGGCGATCAGCCCTCAATGGACCCGCCTGACCTCCGCCGGCCAGCTACAAGACGCCGCCGATTCCATCAGCTTCGGTATCGGACTGGATCCGGGCGCAACCCTGGATGTCTTCGGAATTCAGGCGGAGGCACAGACCGCCGCTTCGATGTACAAACAAACAACCGCGGTAGGCGGCGTATACCCGAACGCACGGTTTCGCGATGACACACTCACGTTTACCACAGTAGGCCCTAGCCGGCACTCCTGCGAACTGGATATTGTCAATGTTGAGTATCTATGACCTGAAAGAGCTGGCGGTCACGGACACGCCGCTGCTGCTGTTTCAGTGCGTGTTACAGAACGGACAGACCGAGTACTGGAGCACGCACCAGGTGAGTTATGGCGGGAATACGTATGCCCCGCGGGTAATGAAGCACAACGTGTTCGATGTGCAGGCGTCTTCGGACCAGGGAGTGGACGCTATCCCGCGCGTGTCGCTGTCGATGGCCAACGCCGATTCCTACTTTTCGGAGCTGGAACGATCGGTAGGTTGGAAGGGCGCCACCCTGACGGTGATTTTCTTGTTTTATAACCTGCTAGAAAACACTGCGACATCGAACGCAGCCGTGTTATTTCAGGGCATCGTCAACCCGCCCGACCAGAGCACCGAATCGCTGTTCCAACTTTCTGCGGTCAACTGGATGAACATGCAGAGAGTGTTGTTGCCGCCTGTCCGCATCCAACGGCGGTGCCATTGGCTGTTTCCGTCTACCGCGCAGCAGAGGCAGGAAGCGGTGAATGGAGGCAGGGCCGGGCAATACTCATTGTTTTACCCTTGCGGGTATTCGCCCGATCAAGCTGGCGGCGCGGGAGCAATGGTGGGCGGCGTCCCCTACAGCTCGTGCGGGTACACGCGCCTTGACTGCGAAGCCCGCGGGATGTTTTCCGGGCCGAACCGGTTCGGCGGACTCGAGTTTGTACCTTCATCGATTCAAGTACGGAGTTACGGTAGCGGATGGCAGTACGCGGCCGTGGACGACAATATCGCAATCTATAACGACTTTGTGCCGATGTTATACGGCACCGCCTGGTATTACCCTCCCATCGTATTTTCGCGCAACGACGGAAACCTGACGCACATGGAAGTACTGCTGGGAATGGGCCCGATTCAGGACGTGCAAATGGTCCTGGTAAACCAGATCGCGATCCCCGTCGGGCAATCCGGTACGAACATGACATCGACGGGTTGGTACAACGTAATCAGTCTGGGCGGACGGAACGGCACTTTCAATCCCGACTTCAAGGACGCGGCGGGCAACCCGGCCGGCGACCCGTACGGCAGCATGGCATATCTGTCGGTGGTCGTGCCAAACCAGATCAACAACGGCCAGTCGCTGCCGACCGTGCAAGTGCTGGCGGACGGCTTGCAAGTACCGGTCTACGGGACGGATGGCACTTACCAGAGCACACAGTTCACCGCCAATCCCGTGTGGGTCCTGCTGGATATTTTGCGGCGCAGCGGGTGGGGGACGGAGAATATCGATCTCACGACGTTTGCCGCAGCGGCGGCGTATTGCGATCAACCGATTCAGACCCAAGATCTGAACGGCAACAATATCGCGATACCGCGCTTTCAGTGCAATTTGTGTTTGCAAAGCCGGCGCAACGCGGCAGATACAATTCGCGGAATCCGTAACACTGCCAGGCTGTTATTCACGTATAGCGTGGGCGGCCTGCTGCAGTTGCAAGTGGAAAACTCGATTGCGCTGCAGCAACCGACGCAGCAGGCGTGGACCAACAGCACGGAGCCGCTAAATGGCGGCTGGCCGGCGTATGAATTCAGCGACGGATCGACCGGCACCGCGAACATCCTGCGAAAGGCAAACGGCGGACCGAGCGTGCAGGTATCGTCGCGAAGCATCGCGGACACACCCAACCAGGTAACGGTAGAATTTCAAGACGCATTCAATGGATATCAGCAAGACAGCCTGCTAACTGTAGATGTGGAGGATGTTCAGCTTACGGGACAGGTGATCACCACAACGCTCATGGCGCTGGGGCTTCCGAACTACGATCAGGCGGCGCGCATCTCTCAGTTCACGCTGGACAAGGCAGTAGGCGGCAATACTTACGTTACATTTGAAACAAGTGTAAAGGCGCTGGGCCTGCGGCCCGGCGATATCATCACGGTCACCTACCTTAAGGAAGGTTTCGAACGCCAGCCCTTCCGTATAACCAAGATCGCGCCAGGGGCGAATTACAGGATCACCACGATCACGGCGCAGATTCAGCAGGACGAATGGTACGAGGACACGAACGGCCAGATACCGGGAGGCACCGGCGCGAACCGCCAGCCGGATTCCGGCATCAACGTGCCGCGCCCGCTCCTGGGCAACATCATCGATTCCAATGGCGATCCGGAGTACCAGATTACGGAGAGTTCCGATAACTCGACCGATGGCGGCGTCAACGAAGAACTTAGGGTAGGGTTTGTGGTGCCATCGACCATTGCGACCGGCGGGCCCGGTATACCGCTGGTAAGCCTGGCTGCCACGATCAGCGCAGGCGGGACTTTGGCGGGCAATCAGATACTGTACTACGCGGTGAGCGCGCTGGATTCGGCAGGAAATGAAAGCGCTCTCTCGTTCGTCGTACTTGCCAGCATACCGGCGGAATCGAATACGAATAGCGTGACGCTGACGGGCCTAAGCTTTGACTCTAGCACGGTAAGTTTCAATGTGTACCGGGGGCCGAATCCACAACAGTTAGGCCGCATCGCCGCCAGTCAGGCGCTGAGCGCCACTTTTACCGATACGGGATTGCCGGCCCAAGTTTGGGCGCCGCCGGACCCGAATTTCGACCACGCAAACTTTTATTGGCGGACCGAGATGCAACCACCGTACGCGGCGACCATCGCGACCGCCAACACGGTTGGCAACGGCACCGCTGAAATGGGTGGGGTGGACTACAATGGCATGGTCGTCCGGATACTCGGTGGGACCGGCGCGGACCAGGAGTACACGATTGCGTCGAACACAACGACCACTCTGACGCTGACACAGGCGTGGGCCGTGCAACCGGATGCAACCAGTCTTTTCGTAGTGGCGGAGGCGGCCTGGCATTTCGCGGCCACAGCCCAGACCAGCCCCGTTTCATTCGAGATTCCCAACGAAACGGGCGTGACGTTGCACATACAGGGCCGAAGCGCGAACGTGAATAACCTGGAAGGTCTACCGTTACTTTCGACGCTGACGAGGTGGACTATTGGCGGCGGAGGGCTGGGCGATATGGCAGCGCCGCCCCAGCCGGTGTTTGGGTTGGGAGCATCGCCGCTTGAAAGCGGCACAGTGGAACTGAGCGGCGTTTCCTTCCCGACGCTCACAAACACTACCAGCGTAACGGCGGGCACGCTGACCATCCACTACTGGGACGAACCGGCAGGCGCTACTCCGTACTCGCTCAGCGCGGCGATGGCGGCAACCGATACCCTGCTGAATCTGACGCCGGCCGGCACCGCGGCGGCAGCGGCGTTCGTACAAGTCGAAGCGGAGGTGATGCAAGTAGTAACAGTCGCAAACGGCGGTCTTCAATATCAGGTGACTCGCGGCATGCATGGTACAACGGCGGCGGCGCATGCCGCACAAGTAGCGATGTATCAATTGTTGAACACAGTGGCGGTAGCTCCTTTCCCGCTGGATTTCTTTGGCAGCGCACTTAGCGGCAACTGGAGCTATCCAATGCCGCTGCCCAACGCCAAGATAGCCAGCGCGGAGCTGTTTGTTACGAATTCGAGGGGCAACAGCCCGACGGCCGCGATTAACCTGACGGAGTCGGTGGATTACGGCTTGCGGACGCTTTCCGGCGGCCAGTACTCGTTCCAGGTGCAGGGATTCCTGGCGGTGGACAGCGACCCAGCGCCAAACGTGATCGTGGAAGCGGCGCATGCGGTTCAAGATGTGTATGCAGTCGTGAAGCAGGCGCCGGTTGGAGGGCCAATTACCATCACCATAAGCCAGAATGGATCCCCCTACTGCACCCTCACAATTCCCGCGGGTAGCACGGTTTCGCCCAGTGTGGACGGCTTCGGAATGCCTTTATTGGCACAAGCGCAACTCAGCATTGCAATCACCGCAGTGGGACAAACCAGCCCCGGTTCGGACCTGACGGTGATTCTGCGATTGTGAGCGGGCCGAACGTATGACCACGCTACAGAAACTCACTCCCAATCAAGATCTGCAGTGCTACTTCTATCAGCCCTCGTCCGTGGCGGCACTGAGCGCTACGAGCGCCAGCGGCTTCACCGTTTCGGGGTGCTGGCGCACTCAGTCCGACTGGGTAGTGGTCGAGTGGAATCGTGACAATGTCTTCGAACACCCGGCATTCCGCAATTTGCCGGACAGCGACTTGAGCGGCTTGCAGCTTTCGTACCAGGAAATCCGGACTAACTGCATTGCCATCGATTCGTTGCTTTATCCGACAGTGGACTGGCCCTATCTTCGGGTGTGGGCCGACCCCGGAACTGGCGAGCAGATATACAAGATTCCACTGTTTGGGCACGCGACGCCAGTGGCGCCGAGTTATGCACCGGCCTCAGCGACTTTCACACTGCAAGGCGCGGCGACCGGCGGCGACTACATCGAGCTGGCGTGGGATGAGGAGCACTACACCTATCAACTCTATGGCACGGATACACTGGCATCGGCTGCGGCGGCGCTGGCCAATAGCATCAACACCTTCTCACAAACGATGCAGGCGTCGGCGAACGGCGCGGCCATCACGCTGACGCTCACAGACGGCTCCGCAGGCGCGAACGGCAACCGGATTGGCGTTTATGGGAATACGTACAGGTCACAGCCCCCTGCGCCTACGGAGGTTTGGCAGCCGGTATGGCAACTTCTTAGCGCCGGCGTCTCGCCAAGCCGATGGCAGATCAACCTGAACTTCAGTTCAATCAGCGGGCTGGATCAGACCGGCGCCACGGTGCCTGTGCCGATGAATGCGGTGCGCAAGATGCGTTGGACGTGGGCTGCGGACCTGCAGCCTGGCAATTTCGTGCGGAGTGAGTTCGCAGTGACCGTTTCCGGCTGGACCGTCAGCGGCGCAAACCTCAATTATCAGGTGGCTGGCCCGGGAAGCTGGCGAGTGGAAGACGACGACGCCTCAATCGGCTACGCGGGGCAGTGGACTCAGGTTGTTGGCAATTACTCGGGTGGATCGATCAGTTATGCAACCGCGCCCGGCGCGAGCATCAGTTACTCGTATCAATCGCAACAAGACCACGTCCTGAATTTGGGGACGCGTAGGTTCCCCACCGCCGCGCAGTTGTCAGTTCAAATAGATCAAAGTCCGGTACAGGTGCTAACCGTGGCGCTGGCGGGTGAAGATGTCCTGGTGCGCTGGAGCTTGGGAACCCTGTCCGGAGGAACCCAGCACAACGTCACCATCACGTATACGGGAGACGCGGGGTCTACTTTCTATTTCGATTTCCTGGAAATTGCGGTTCCAACCACCGATCTGCCAATCTTCCCGCCGGACTCGCAGACAACCTTGGCTACCGATTGGGACACGCTAAACTCGCAGGCTTTGGCGCCGGAGCGGACCGCATGGCAGATCCAGTCGTTGGGATTCGCAGGTAGAGCGAATCACTATGCGGGTGCGCTATGGTTCTACGAGTTGGTTTGCGCCGGGCAACAGTATGCCACTGGGACCATTGTCCTGTCGGGCACGTCGACATTTGGAGACACGACGCAAGTATCATTGGGACCGACCGTCTTTACCCACCTCAACCTGATCGGCGACACACCCACAAGCCTGGCTCAGGCGTTCGCGCTACTTGTCGACGAAGGGGCCACCGGCGTGTGGGCCGAGGCCAACGGCGGGGTGCTGACGATCACCGCACGTGTGATGGGCAGCGCCGGCAATGGACTTGCGCTCTCCGTGGATGTCGGCGGCAGTGCGACGTTACAGGCGCAGACCAGCGGAGCGCTAGCAGGCGGCGTAGACGGCAATTGGCTTACCGATCTGACCGCCACGCCGCGGATCAACCGCGCGGCACGCGACTGGAGCCGGAGCTTTTGCACGGCGCTCAACGGCTATGGCATCGCGGTGACAGTTTCGTTCAGCACGGAACTGGGAAACGGAGATCCATCGGCGGCGGCGGGCATTGCCCAATGCTATCCCGGCGGAAGTGCATGCCAGGTAAACACGCCGGCCTTACAGACGAATTTCTCGCCAACGAGTTTGGCTTACTGGCAGCAAGTCTATCTTGACATGGCCAACGTAATGGCCGCAGCTGGTGTGCCACCGTATCTGCAATTTGGCGAGATCCAGTGGTGGTACTTCTGCCCGCCGACGGACCCGGCCAACGGCAACTGGACGCCGGTCGCCAACGGCGGCATGCCGTTCTATGACGCCTACACTACCGCGACGTTTCAATCGCAATACGGACGGCCCATGCATGTGTTCACGGACCCGAGCAACGACCCCACGCCCTACCCGCAAGAATTTGCTTTCCTGCCTGGACTGATCGGTCAGTTTACGGCCGCCATCATAGCCTTCGTGCGGCAGACATACCCGAATGCGCAGTTCGAAGTGCTCTATCCGCCGGACACAAACGATGCTCCGCTTACCACAGTGGTCAACCTTCCGTCACAATGGTCTCCGGCGAACCTCAACTGCTTCAAGACTGAGAATTTCACTTACACGGGCGACTTCGATCTGAACGCGGCAGTTACTTCGATCGAGCTACCGATGCGACTGGGTTTTGCGCCGGCAAATAGCGCACACCTCGTCGGCATCGGTAATTACACCACGCCGTGGGCGAAAGAGGCCCGCATTGCAGAGGGCCTGAAAATGGGGTCGGTGGTGCTATTCGCGTTGGACCAGTGCTGCCTGATCGGCTACGGGCTGCCGCTTCCGCCCTGGCCCGGACTCGGCTTGTTCATGGGCTCCTGA